GACCAATCTCCATTAACAATTACGCCTCCACCTGCAGCAAAAGATTGTTTTCCCTTTGCTTCAGTTTGAGGTTCGTCAGCAACGGCTTCGCCAGCCTTGTCAAAACGTTGACCACCAAATGCAACTGCACCCTCTCCAGAAGCAATGGCGCCTAAGGTTGTTGTACCATTTGACATCGTAAAGCCCATCTGCTGAATAGAGCCTGCAGCTTTTCCAACTTCAAGACCTATTTGACACTCTATGATGCCCTCTTCCATTTTGATTAAGTGTTCTGCTTTTAACACTTGTCCACCTATAAAATTTTGTTTTGTATACATTGTCAACCTCCAATTATACAATTGTATTGTTTAATTCTGTTTCATTTATATTTACTGTGCCGCAATCTAAAATAATCTCAGTATCCTGTTCAATATTTAAATCTTCCATCAATCCAGACTTTGCTACTTTTGCAAGTTCTTGCATTTTAAGTTCAATTAATTTATTAATACTTGCAATAGAAACAGCAGAACCATCGGAACATAAACGCACAGGTGATTTTTGTCTTGATGCAACTTTAAGCTTTATCATTATGCATCACCTCTTTGTTTAAACAGGAGCGTATATACCAATAATCTATTTCAGTTGAGTCAATTGTACCATCTATAAATTCCATTCTTGCTTGAACTGGAATTTGATTTGTCCAATTTTGTGTTTCTTGCTGTGTCAACCATACGGAAAACACATTGTTTGCCGCATTAAACTCAATCTTTGGATCTTGCGGCCAATATTTAATTACTTGATGTTTACCTTTTACATCAAATGTAAATTCTACACAGACAAAGTTAGACGCATCCAAAATTGTATCTTCTTCGTCATAAAAGCAAAAATCTACATATCCTTCGGTGTTTTGTCCAAGTATCATATTGACACCTCTTCATTATTGTTTTCTTCTTCTCTATTTTATTATATCACAGTTTCTATATTTTGTCAAATTTAAAAGGGCGGTCTCAAACCGCCCTATCTTATAACCACGACCAGTAATTTGCTGCAGCTTTATTTCCCAATTCTGTTGCTTGTCCTTCAAACCAAATGGAGTCATAAGGCGGTAATACTTTTCGTGTTTTTGGATAAAACCGCTTCATATAAATTATTCTCCACCAGTAGCGTATAATACTAGGTATCCAAATTACAAATATATACAAAGGGCCCCACCACATATTTTGTATGCCATGTCCATATTCATGCGCGCAAATACTTTCATTAAGTCGGCCTCGCATAAAAAACATACCAAGCTCTAATCCACCAAAATTCCATGGTATGACAATACAAATAGAATTACGATATTTATAAAAAGTGCAACAATGTCTATGTTTAAAGATCCAATAAACGCTATCAACTACTAAGACACATAAACATACAAGAGCCCCGATAATATTTAATGCTATGCCCCAAGTCCATTGTATGACATAATACATCCACTTTTTCATATCTTATTCTCCTGTTGAGCCAAAACCACCATTGCGAATCTGATTACTTGCTTCGCCACAACGATAATAAGGTAAAACAATTCCTTGCACAAAACGATCTCCGTCGCCCAAAAAGAACTCTTTTTCAGCGGATACAGAAGCCATAATATGACCTTCGTTGTTAGACAAACAATAGTCTGCATCAATGATACCAATTGTATTGCGCAGTCTTAATCCAAACTTTACGCCAAGCCCACTACGAGGAGCAATAATAAGTACCTTGTCTAGATCTCCTTCTTCTGTTACCCATCTTATACCTGTTGGTATCAATATTGGTGTAGAAGACACATATATCGGAATTGGACAATAAAAATCATGTCCAGCCGCATATTGAGAGCTTGCTTTAGGAAGTTGTATATTATTATAAAAATTTATAATTTCTTTTTCTGTAAAAGTATCAGTGTTGTTATCAAACCATTCTTTCCAATTGTCATAACTAATTTTTTCAAAATGCATGAATGTTTTCCCTTTCTTTTATTAAAATTGTTTTTAACTGTTCAAATGCTATTTCAAAATGTGTATTGTGTACACAATAATCATAAGAGCGCCAGTGTTCATATTCTGAAAATTGCACATCTTCTGCTTCGCATTTGTTTATAAATTGTTTTATAGTATTGGGATCGCGTAATAAGGCTCTCTTCTCTCTGTCTAAAGTGGGCGCGCTAATATAAATAGTTACGAAGCGTACCTCATCCTTCATATTCTTTTTTAAATTTTCAAAACCAAGAGGGTCGATTATATATATATCTTTATTTTTTATCTCATCTTTTGTTGTCCAATAATAGTTTGCGCCTATTTGGGTTTGTGCTGCAATACTCATAGTATTTTCAGCCGCAATCAATTCATCCATAGCAGAGAAGTAATAATTTATACCTTCTTTTTCTCCATAGCGAGGTTGTCTAGTTGTATGACTAACAACTTTTTGTAACCCCAATTGTTCACAAACTGCATTAGTCAGCGTATCTTTTCCCGTGGCACTTCTGCCTATTATACAAAATAATGTATTCATTATCCACCTAAAAGTAAAGCGCCCATTTATAGGGCGCCGTATTAATCTTCGACATTATCAAAGCCGATAACACCATTTCTTCTACATTCTTCTTCGTACGAGCGCACATAATCCATACAATCTTCTATATAAGAGTTGCCGCCTTTTGAGGTATATTTGTCATATGCATGATGAATATGTTCCAAATAATCTGAACTAGCTATATAGCCATTTTGTAACTTATTCACACAATTTATAATATCTGTACGAAGTCTATCCATCTCATTCTCATCAACTTGTTTATTCAATAGCTCAAGCTTTTTGAGAATATTGTCAAGAATAGCGTTCTTTTCATCTTGCTCTTTTTTTGCTTCTTTTTCTGCTTTGGTACGTTTAACATCATAATATTTTACAATACCCCAAACTGTACCAATAAGAGTTGCAGTAGCACCAACTAAGCCTATGATAAGTTCCATTCATTACCTCGTAAGACTCCCCTTTCTTACATTTATATTATACCACACTTTGGCTGAGGAGTCAAATTTAGTTATATAATAAACGAAAATGAGGACATAAAACTTGGAATTTTAGCAAGTAATTTTTTAAACAAATTAGTTACTTCTTCATCTGTCATAATATCATTAACTTCTTCAAGCTTTTTAAAAACAATATCAAATTCATCACAAGCAGTAGTAAAGTGAGTTTCAATCTCATTCATTATTTTCATTTTCTTGTTATGTTCTACTCTATGTGCCTTTTCAGCCTTTTTCAATTCTTCCTCAGAATCAAATAATTTTTTAAGTTCTTCACTGTAAAATTTCATTTCATTTCTCCTTTTAAAAATACTTAAAGGGGAGATACCGCTCCCCTTACCCCATTACGAAAGTAAAGACGGGTCTCTTTGGTCTTTTTAATTTACTTTCTGAAATTATTATAACATAAATTGGGGCTTTTGTCAATTTTACTTCCATTTAGCTGGATCGCCGATAACTTTATAGCACCCAATAATAAATTGTTTATATTCTTCTGATGTTATTCCTAATAAGGTATAATCAAGTTCTTGTAATTTAGGCGCAAGCTCTCGATGTGCTTGAGCAACACGGTTTTGCGGCGCATGCTTATATATTGAATAAATTTGTTCGCGCGGAATAAGAAGAAATTTTAAAATAGTAATGTAATAATAATCATTACTAGACCATTTTTGCTCTAAAGGCTTCAGCCGCAATAATTTGTCCAAAACAAGCAATCTTTGTTTCTGTTCCACGGAAAGAAATTTAAGAGTAGGTTCGATACTTTCTTTTTGTTTTCTTATCCTTGCTATTGTATCTTCTCCACAACCCATTACAATTGCGATATGTCGGTTGTGATAGCCGCGATTACAAAGTTCTACGATTGCGTTTTTATTATATATTGCTGTCACAAGAAATATTTATATCTTCTACAAATATACCAAAACCATTGGCTATCATAAGTTCATACATTTTGGTTGCGATAATACGTATATCACCATGGGCATATTTGCTAGAACGCAATTTAATAAAATGACGTAACTCACGCATATTCATTGTAACAATTATTTTAGTTGCTAAACAATTAGGCAATACACATCTTGCAACATCAGGGCTAAAACCAGCTTCCAACATTTTTAAATATTCCCGTTCTGCAGAACGAGTGGCTCTATCAATGGCATGAACTGCTGTTTCATAGCCTCGATCTTGAAACCACCATGGTTTGATGAAGGTCAATCCACTACCAAATTTGCTTTTATTATATGCACAATAGCGAGTAGACTCCTGTGAATAAGAGGCTAATCTATGTCTAACAAGTTCATGCGAAACTCCGCGATCACAAATAATTTCAAAAGTTAAACTTCCGTGTTCTATGACTGATTCATGTCCGCGCTTAATGCATCCGCGAACAAGTTTTTCTGCTGTGCCTTCTGCAATTTTATCTTCGCTACGATAACAGGTTCTAGTAGCTAGTTCAATGCGGGCAAGTATGTCTGCGGCAGGCTCAGTAGTTAATAGTTTAACACTAGAGTCAATCCATTGCATATTAACCCTCCGCTATGTATTCCTCGGCATACTTGTAGGTTATTTCTGAAAGGTACCAGTCTGCTACCTCAACCCCTTTGCTTTTCTTAGCCTTTCTTACATATCCACTTTTCTTAATTTCAAAGCCTTCTTCTTTTGCTCTCTTGCGCTCTGCGTCAATAAACTCTACTGCTTCGCGTTCAGTATCATGTTTAACTTTAATTGTTTCTTGAATTTTTTCCATTGTTTTTTCTCCTTTTATATAGTTACACTTCTTTGTGCATGAAATGTATTCATCATAAGCATTGCGACTGTCATTGGTCCGACACCACCTGGCACAGGAGTAATCCAACTTGCAACCTCTTTGACTTCATCAAAGTCTACGTCTCCAACCAACTTGCCTTCTGCTGTTCTGTTTATGCCCCCATCAATTACAACAGCACCAGGCTTCACCATATCTACCGTAATCAGTCCCGGCTTGCCGACAGCGACTATGAGGATGTCTGCCTGTCTGGTCATCTCTGTGAGGTTCCTCGTGCGGGAATGACAAATGGTTACCGTAGCATTGTTATTGAGTGCGAGAAGTGCAACGGGTTTGCCCACGATTTCACTTCTACCTACTACAACAACGTGCTTGCCGGTGAGGTGTATGCCGTTTTCGTGGAGTAGCCACATAATACCCTTCGCTGTACAGGGTTCGTGCCATGCTCTGTCTTCATGTAGCAAGCCCATATTCTCACTGGTTAGACCATCTACGTCTTTTTCGGGCGGTATTCTATCTATCAAAGAGCCGTCATCCCATCCCTCTGGAAGCGGTAATTGGACCATAATACCGTCTATCTCGGGATTCTCGGCATCCATTTCTATGCTTTTTATCACTTGGTACCAGTTACTGGGTTTCAGTTCGGCAGGACATTCACGAACAATCGCGTGGATACCTACCCTCTCCGCAGCATGCACCTTATTTCGTACATACACAGCAGAAGCCGGGTCATCGCCAATGCGATAAATGACCAGCGTGGGCGGGTCATTATCGTGGAGGTTTTTATTTATTAGTTCAAGTGCTTGCTCGGAGCAAGTCTTTCCGTCAAGAATTCTTGCCGCCATTCTTATACTCCTGTAGAATTTCATCGCGGTATTTGTTTGGTACGACATCTTCTTTTACACAAAAAGAGTTGTTGCACCCAAAACGCAAATTACCGAAACTATCTTTGCCGCAATAATTAGATTTTGTACAATTTATACATTCTGTTTTAATCATAAATAAACTCCCTTCACATATTCTTCTGCTGTAACTGCTTGAAAATTTGCGAAAATTGCCCATAATATACCTGTTACTCCTGCTACAAACGCTCCATATTGTATACATGCGCATAAAAATGCAATAGCACAAATCATTGAAAAGCCAGCGCTAAAACATAAACAAAAGGCAATAAAAAGCCTTATTAGTTTTTCATATAACTTCATCTGCTTCTCCTTTCTAATATTATTATACCATAAAATTTAAAAAAAATCAAATTTTTTCAAAAAGAAAATCCCGAATAAATTCGGGACTAATTTAGGAATATTTCTTCAATTCTCTTTCGAGCTTCTTGCGTATCGGCCAATTGTCTTTACCATTGGTAGCCAATCTTGCAAGACGATTTTCAATAATGAGCTTACGAAGTTCTTTGGTATACATAATAGCATCTCCTGACTTATTTAATACTGGTACAGAATGTCGGTGCCGCCCCGCTACTCAAGTTCCCAAAACTCGTATGTTACTGTTACATCACATTCTGTATATTTATTTACGGTTTCACTATATAACTATCACAGGCTGTCCGGCGGGAATCGAACCCACATCACCGTAAGTGTCTTCCAGAATTACCACTTCGGGCAAATCCTGCCTATTATATAATGCCACAACCTCTTCACGCATTGGGTTGCTTCACTGCGGTTATCGCCACCTATTACACTTTGGGACGCCACCTAACATTCCCTCCCAAATATCATATCACTAGCATATGATAGAACCGCCTTTTGTCTAAGACGCGCTTTTCGTGTTTATTTTACAACCCGTGGATTGGTTGGCTCGTCCTGCGAGCGCACCTCTAAAGGCGAAGTAAAACATTTTGCCACACTCGAAGTGTAGCCCCTATTTCTGCGTAGGGACCGCCGCGACGCCCAGTTAAAGCGTCTATCACGAGTTCAACTCGTGTAAGGTGGGACCAGGGCACGTATGCCAGCCCCTATCACTATCTAAGCATCCACAACACGTTCTTGCTTCCACCGTAGGCAGTTCACTACCTTCCCACTTATCCCTCAGTCCAATCCGTGCCCGGCAACAGCCGTCGAGGGGACCTACTACTTTTCGATAGTTTGTTTAACAATATGTTACGAGTGCCGTCGCACCCATTACAATATTCGGAAACGCCCAGAGGTTCTTCCTTGAGCGAAACCTCAACTCTTCCCACACTTGAACAACTCAACATTGTTCTGTATTACACGCTCGTTCTCACGATGAATAACACAAGGATGGGTGAGCAATGACCTTTGGCATCCGCCCGTGAAGAAAGACGGTCAACTCCTCAAATTTCTTGCGACGAGCTATCTACACTCCGTTGTCCTACGTTTCCTAAATCCTCGGCTCCTCTTCGTTGTGCACTTGAGATATGCGTTTACTTAGCCCATATCTGCGTATCCGATTTGCAATTTTGCCAGCGGTATTTCAGCCTACTTTTACCTTGTACCACTCGCGTGGCCTTGAGGTTCAACCGCGGTCGTATAGGCACGGCCTTTGGACTCACTCGAAATGGTGCATTGTATTTCAACTGCCTGCTATTTTCGAGGTTTGGTGATAACATTTTTATCCCGCTTTTATCCACCTTCTTGCGGTACCCAACTCTACGATATCGGGGTTTTACCGACAATAGCGGCCGGCTCGCTGGATCGTAGATTTTCAATAGCACAGTAGAGGTAAATGCTTAACGATGCTGTGGATGCTCTGTCGGGGCGATCTGTTCCACCGACTCCCAAGTTTTTCGCAAACAATCAACACAACGTCATTTCACCGTCGTCCCGTCCGTCCACTACCTTAATTGTTTGCTATATTTGGCTGGCTGGGTCGTCTCATTTATCCTACCACCTGTATTCCCCGAGTAGGCACCAAATATTTACGGCGATATTTTCCCTATCCTCGCCTGTGGCCGTTTCAGTCCACGGACATTGTTTGTACAGTTTTCTGTTCTGTAGTATAGGCGTATGCTCCAGAGGGTTTGCAACCTCATCTCTATTTCTAGCGTTCTCTTTGTCACTACAGAGCTATCTTAATCTTACCTGATACCTATACAATTTTTTTGATTCATTGGCTGTTTATCACATTCCATTTACCACTGCTTCTGCTTCACCATTCCCTTTTACGTCGAGTCTTAATACTCAGTGTAGGCGGCGCTTCGTGGCACCAAATATTTAACTCGTTGGCTGTTCTTCTAACTCCATTTACTACAGCTCTCGGCACAACCCCGCCCCAACAGTTCTCACGATTAACAAACGAATTACAGAACCTGCAAGCACCCCGATTCACGTAAAATAACTTCTCAGCATAAGCTCCACTACTTTACGGCTAACGGCTTAAGGGATCTTCGTAGCACCAACGTGCAGTTCGATATTTCTACCGAATCTTTCCGTAGCTTATATCGTCAAGCGAAACGGCAGGTTGCCAGCCTCTGCATTTGGCATCCCATTATCGTATGGGAGACGACACCTGCCGCGTTAGACAACACAATCTTATTTGCTAACTCAAATGTGTGTTAGTACCTTTTGGTGCATACTGGTACTATTGGCAACAGTGCAAAAGTTGCAGAGGTTTTCTGCCTTTTGGTTCGGGTATTCATTATGGACAGGTACATAGACCCCATAGAGTTTTGGGGAACATCCCACTTGGTCTATGATTTATGCTGCGTATACCTACTAGTCCGCCAACACTGGGCAAGTTGTGATACAACGGCTCAGACCTCGTAGATTGCCAATCTACCTCGTCAGCCTGGAGCAAGTAATGGGAATTGAACCCACATCTAATCCTTGGCAAGGACTCATAATAACCATTATACTATACCTGCAAATAATAGTTCCCATCTCTCTGTCTATAGTATGCCCATATAGACATCTCAGGGTCATCTGGATGGGAACTTGGAGGGAAGCAGTAGAATTGAACTACTAAGAGCAGAGCCACAATCTGCCGTTTTACCGTTAAACTAGCAACCCATTAAACAAAAGAACAAAGATTGAGCGCGCGTTTCCTCTTTTAAGTCTGACTAACATCAGCGCGATAAAAATTCCAGACTTCTTTGTTCTTTCTATAAATATTATAGCATAAATTTTGTTAAAAATCAAATTTTAATTTAGTCTTTTTCTGCGAAAAGCCAAGAATAATAATTGGCTTTTGTTAACCAAGATATTCCAAAAAAGCTTAACGCAATAAATTCAAGCACCCAAGTTAAACCATGTATTTGAAAAATCGCGACCGGAATAATTAGCGCAAATGCTACTAACATACCAATACCGCAGATGCGAAAAACTAAATTACGCTTTTTCTTTTTATCGGTCATAATTTCGCCACTTTTGGTGAACAAAAATAATGAATTATATGCCAACAATGCAAAAAATCCCGCAGCTGTTATATTGTGAATTATACCACTTAATATTACAGGCAAATGGAAAGTACCAACAAAAGCCATTGGTACTGGCGTTGTCATGCAAGGAAAAAGACAAATACACAATCCCAAAATACCCGCTATAGTGCATATTATATCATCTTGCTTGTCATAACCACGATAACTAAATAATAAAATGCTTGCGGAACCCAAAATAATCATAAAAGGCGTAATACAAGTATCAAAATAATAAGTTGCAGAAATTGAGTCTGGAAAACCAAAACCAAAACTTAAAGATAATATAAGTACAATTAGCGATAATGAAATAGCTAACCATCCAATGATTAAGCGTAAACGCGTAGTGTTTATCATAATATACCGTCCTTTTACTTCTTCTCCGAGTATATTATAACACAACTTGGACTAATTGTCAACTTCCAATACTACGCAATTCATAATTCCGCTGTATGCAACGCATCCGTCAATAGCGAGAATACCTTCACGATCATAGGGTTCGAAGTTTGCACTCTGTCCCCATTCCGTATATGTTTCGCAATCCTCTTGTGCCCAGCCCCAGCTACAGTTCCAATGTCCACAAACAATGGTTTTTCCGGATTCGCGGCATGCTTTATTGCGCCACAATTCCATACCATTCCACCATCTTGCTTCTCTCCATTCGCTATTAGAGGCTTCGCGCCAATTATGCAAATGAGAAAAACAAGGTATCCAACCATGTACAAACACGCAGTCACCAATTTCCACATAATCTACTATTTCTGGCAACAGTTGCTTATAAAATGGAGTGTGAGTAAAATACTCTATTGCACGATATGGATCACGCTTAACTTGTGAGAGTGTCATTCCTGTAAGCTGCAACAGAGTAGAAACAGTACCATTGCTTGCGTGATGCGTCCACTCTATATGGTCGCAAATCTGCGGCAAATCTCTTATCATTTCAAGCATTAAATCTTCGTGGTTGCCGCAAATATATATCAAACGATTTTGTTCTTGCATAGACACAAGAAAATCTTGTAATTGTTTTGCTTCCTTGCCGCGGTCAAAAGCATCGCCGCAAATGATAAGGTGATGAGAAGGATTGTTTATTTCAAATCCTTGCTGCTTGAGTGCTTTCATAAGTAAGGAGTAAAAGCCATGAACATCACTTACTACAAAATATTTAGTTGTCATAGTTTACCTCCTGTTATATTGACATATGGTGCAGGTAGTGGGATTCGAACCCTACATTACCTCGATTAAAAGTCGAGTGCATTACCAGTCTGCTACACCTGCAAATTAATTGGTGGGACCCCTGGGATTTGAACCCAGATAAGCTTGGTTATGAGCCAAGTGCACGAACCATTTGTACTAAAGTCCCATATTTTCTGGTTATTGTTTTATTATCAACTACTTATCGGGTCCTCTTACCCTAGCCAACTTATTAAGTGCTTAAAAACGTACGATTATATAAATCTTTTATTTCTTTTGAATGCGTGGGTAAACCATATGCTTTACACCATTTGCGTATTGCATTATCTGTTAAATTATATTTACGCCCCACAGCAGCGAAAGAAGAGGTCGCTACTTCTTCTAACAACTGTTCCGCACTCGGTCTTTCAACTGTACGAATAGACTTGGCATAACATTTGGAACACATTCCAGTAACACCATCTTTGCTAATTGGTGTATTGCATACAGTGCAAAATCTTTGATTTCTCTTATGTTGTCTAAGTGGATACTGCACTCCATCTTGTTTCCATAACTTTCCTGCATTAAAATCACCAACAAAGCCCACAGAACAACCATTTTTATTAGCAATGTCTTGATATGTCATATCAGTATTTTGCAAATCATTTGTAATGCTTGCTAATATATCTGCATTAAACTTACAGAAATGTTTTTCAGAACCACCTGGTCCACAATTATAGCCGCTATTGTAACTATCATAAAAAGCAATCCAATAAATTTCTCGATCATTTAATTGCTCAACATCACACTCTTCAAGGATTTCATAAGTAAAATTTTCTATACCATACTTACGAAAAGCTTGATGTATTACGCTATTGTATTCTTCTGATGTTGGTGAACAATAACGAACTTTATGATCTTTGTGTCTGCGCACTAAGTCAACAGCTTGTCCTATATAACAGCTACCGTTTATTAAATTGGTGTATTTATAAATTCCTGTCATATTGTCCCTCATATCATTTTTGGTGCCTGCGGAAGCGATCGAATCTTCCTCTCTGGTGCTTCAAACCAGCGCTCTAACCATCTAAGCTACACAGGCATATAATTTGGTGGGAGAGATGGGTGCCGACCCCATTGTACTCGATACGAGTGCCGGTTTTACAGACCAGTGCAGTTGCCGATTTGCTACTCTCCCATATTGCGTGGCGGACTAATCCACAATAATAAAGTCCTCAATTAAGTGATAAATGTTTTCTTCACATTCACACCATAGGTCATCCCATTCCATAGTATAAATGGCGCCCAGTAAACTTTTTCCGCTTACACATAGGGCGCCACTTGTTAGGAATACAGGTACAGAAACAGAACTAACACGATTTACAAAGTTTGCAATTTCTGTTTGAGTATCTAGGCGCACTTTTGCTCTAAATTTCATTCCGTAACCTTTCATTTTCTCCCTACTTTTTTCTGGTTTTTCTTTGCTACCAGTAAACACAAAATACGCATTTCTGCGGCGTTGGTTTTTCTTTGCTACCAACAAACAAAAAATTATTTCCAAATAAATTTATAAGCAGTTTTTCTTTTGCCAGAAAGACAACGACCAATATTACATACAATAGAAGATATATTTGCAGTAATATTATACTCATCTTTTAAATAACGAGCTGCCTCGCTTAAAGACATAAAAGTATTGATATAATCATTATTTAATGAATATTGATGTACTACTTTACCTGTAGTCATCGGCGTGACTAAAGAAGAGGGAATCATATCTATGTTCCGTTGCCGTAGTATATAATGCACAGTAGTTTTGTTAATATTCATTTGCCTAGCTACTTCGTTTTGGTTCTTATATATTTCATATAAAGCGCAAACTTTATCATAATCAATATACGGCTTTCCGTCCCCACCCAATGTAGCATTATAACCATTTTTAAAAGATTGATAATATTCAATCCAATATCGTTCTCTTTCTTCTACAATTGTGTCGTCACATTCTTCGACGATACTAATTGCAAAATTATCAAATCCATACTTATTCATTGCTCTGTATAACGGTTGATGACTTTTTTCTGGTTTTTGATAATCTTTTCGATGTTCTCTCCAACGAACTTCTATGGTTCTTAGTGTTTTACCGATATAACATTTTTGATTAATTTGATTGGTAATTTTATAAATGTATGCCATACTTAAACAACTCCATTATTATATTTTGGCGGTGAACCAGGGATTCGAACCCTGAATGGCTTTCACACCAACGGCAGTTTTCAAGACTGCTGCCTTACCATTAGGCTAATTCACCATACTTAGTATAGGAAGTACCACAGTCTTCTCTGTATCCTTTACGGGGAAGCATTAGACCTGCAGGAATTATCCCATCTTGCCCCGACCTATACTGGTCTGCTTTTGTTTACCCTATGTTTCTTTGGGTAAGCAGTTCACGGGTAACAAACGAAACTCCCGCTGGCGGGAGATAAGGGAATTGAACCCCTGTAGTGCGGTTAACAGCCGCATGCAACAACCACTTTGCGAATCTCCCACAAGTAGTGTTTTTGGTAGGTCACACTACAAACCCTCTTGTTCCGTTTATTTATACACGAGTTCGGAGCCAGTATGGCGGATTGTTCGTGTTTTGGTGGAGAATATGGGCGACGATCCCATCACCTTCCGCTTGCAGGGCGGATGCTCTCCCAACATGAGCTAATTCCCCAAATGGCAGGAGGTGAGAATTCTGACATCCCATTGGTGGTTTTGGAGACCACTAGCCTTCCTTTGACTGACCCTCCTATGGTATCTGTTATAGGACTCGGACCTATGACCTCCGATTTGTAAGAACGGCGCTCTCCCAGCTGAGCTAAACAGATATATGTAATAGTTGTGGTGCCACCCTTAAGACTCTACAGAGCCTCGACTCAACTATTAAAAGCCGCCGCAATCTATTGTTTCGTCGACTGCCACCGCACGAGGATGCAAACATATAAAATGAAAGCCTGCGTGATTTACCAAGCCCAATTTTAAACCAATTCCTCTCTTGCTTGGCTCAAGTAGGATGGCGAATAAGACTTTTGGCATCGTCCTTATTCTAACGACTGTACAAGTTGACTGGCTAGGTCTTTACCGCGGCGAGGCTCTTCTAACGCCTCTGTGCGTATCTGGGACTTGAACTCCATAGCAATTTCATTACACTAAATTGCCCAAAAGCGATGATTTCAATTTTCGACTCAAATCACCAACAACGCCACCTTTCGCCGCCAAGCCAAGCGTGGAATGTTCTTGAGTTGCGGTTGGTCAGCTAACCTTACGGGGACGCGAGCTCCCGAGGAAGTCAATTTATAGGACAAACCTTCCCAACTAAAACCCCGTTTGTTATCGCAGTACGGTAACACGTCCGTTCGCCGCTAAGCGGGTGGAAACCAAACCCAAACGATATTTAATTCACAGTTACTTTGAACCACGGGTGAGCGATCGTTCAATCTCGTACCCACAAGTCACTCAATTCCATATCGTGAAAAGAGAAGCCGCACCCTTTCGGCGAGGTGATAGCCAACTGATTCGGTCAGTCAAACCAACATAGTATAGCGGCCCTATGTCAGGGTCTGGCGATCATGAGGCATTCCGACAGCCCGACCTCCTCGGTGACAGCGAGGTGCTCTACCCCTGAGCTACATGACCAGAAAAGGATGCGACTTATACGGAGTCGCCAACCGCCAACTATCGTATGAAC